GTCGATCAGGCCGGACAACTCGGCTTCGCGGGCGAAGCAGGCCTGGACATGGTCCTTCACTGCTCGTGCGACGGCAGACAGGGCGGTGCGGTCGATAGCGCGGAAGACTCCGTCGGAGCCCTTCCATTGCACGGTCTCATCGGCCCCGAGCTGTACGACAGCCCCGACGATCATGGCTTGGCTCTGGCGATCCGTGGAGATAGGCGCGCCGGCGACGGCGATCCCTCCGGTCTCGACGGCGTAGCGGCGCTCGGCGAGGTCGGACTTAGCCTTCGCCTTGCGCTCGGCAAGCGTGGGCTCGGGAGGCGGCAGGGCGGGGGCCGGCTTCTCCACGAGGCAAGCGGCTGCTGCTGCGTAGGCCTCGAAGTCCGCGTCGGAGGAGAACTCGAAGCGGGACAGAGAGGAGTCGGGGCCAGACCGAGTGCCGTTGATAAGGCGGATGGCCAGGGAGTGAGCAGGAGTGCCGGCGATGGCGTCGAGATCTGCACGGGTGTTTATGTTGAGCATGAGGATTGAGGTTGGAGTTGGAGGGAGGAGATAAGGTTACGGGCATCGGCCCATGAAGCATGGCCGAGCCAGGCCCCTAGGAAGCGTGCGCGGGCGGCATGGTCTCCACGCCTTGCGAAGTGTCGGAGCTTGCGGCGAGCGCCACGCACAGAGGATTTCCGGAGCAACTTGTAGCGCTCAAAGATGCGATACCCGAGGAAGTTGATCCCACGCGAATGATGAGCCACCATCCACCGGGAGAAGCGCAGGTGCATCGCCGTCGCGGCGAAATCCTCGGCGCGCCTAAGCAGGTCGACCATCGACCTCCAATCGTGACCGATCACCACGACGTCATCCATGTAGCGATGCCACGTGAGCACGCCCTGCGCCACCAGCCAGCGGTCGAAGATGGCTCCGTATACGTTGGCGAAGAGCTGCGAGGTGAGATTGCCTATGGGCAGCCCGGAGCCGTCGCGAGGAAGGAAGACCTCGATCAGCTGGAGCGTGCGCCGGCAAGATACTTTACGCTCGATCTCGCGCCAGAGCGTGGGCCGGTGGATGGAGGGGAAGTATTTCGCGAAGTCGGTCTTGAGGAAGTAGACGCCTTCACCCCCGTGGCATCGGATCGCGCGACGCAGCTCAGCCTGGACGGAGACCACCCCGTGATGCACGCCGGATCCGGAGCGGCACGCGTAGCAGCGGCCCATGAGCGTATCATCGAAGAGCGGCTCTATCACATTGCAGAGAGCATGCTGAGCGACGCGATCCCTGAACTTGAGCGCGGAAATCTTCCGGGGCTTCGGCTCATAGACCATGAACTCAGCCGGGGGCTCGGGGAGATAGATGCCGGAGGATATATCCCGCAGGAGCAAGGCCAGGCCGGCTTCGGACTCCTCCTTGAAGAGCAGGTACCCCGGCGTCAGGCGCTTTCCGAGCGAGGTCTTCCGGTAGGCCTCTCGGATGTTCTCCTCAGTGGCGATTGACGTGAAGAGGTTGCGGAATTTCTTACCCACAAGTGAAGGGCTAACGGGTTTCGATTGCCTACTCGCCGCGCCCTTACCTTGCAGTGTATTCGCCGAAGCGAGACGAGCCGGCTGACCACCTTGGTCTATCCAGGTGCCCATGGGCGGCCTGGTGTTGGTGAAAATGGCGTCACTGCGGCAGCGCGCCCCGATGTTGGAGTTGGAGTTCCACGGGACGTTGTTCCAATTCGACGAGCGAGAACCGCAGTTCGCGCCGTTGTCCCAGTTGCCGCTATCCAGCTCATCTCTTCGCGCTCTGCACTCGCCTGATCCAGCTCCCGAGCATGCGCCCGACTTCCGCGATATGGACTGCGGCCGTCTGGTGCTGATGCTGCGATATGAGTCGGCGCTTGGGCGAGGCGCAGAAGCGCAAAATAAAACGGAGCGAAGCGAGGCCGGCGTCTGCGGCATAAAGCCGCGAGATTTGGCCGGATTTCCCCGCTTCGATAAACAAATCGACTTGGCGCAGCACGAGCCCGAGTGCGTGGTCGCGGGCGATGTAGTCGGCCCGACGCAGCCCGATGAATATCGGGTAGGCGTAGTCAATGAAGTGCTCGTATCGCTCCACGATGGCGAGCTGATCCATGCACTGGTATGGCGCTGGATCAGCTTCTCTTGAGGTAGAGGTGCTCGGGTCATCTTTCGAGGTGCGTGCAATCGGCTCCGCTTTCGCGGAGCTAGGCATGTTGCAGGTGGTCACTGCGGCAGCGCGCCCCGATGGAGGAGCCGGAGTTCCACGGGACGTTGAGCCAATCCGACGAGCGAGAACCGCAGTTCGCGCCGTCGACCCAGTAGCCGCCGAGCAGGATCGCCTTTGGCGAATTGGCTGACGGTGCATAGATCTGACCCCGCCCCCTGGTCGTACCGCTCCACGCCCATGCAGGTGTGCCTCCCTCGATAGAGAGCTGGCTCGACCACTGCCACATGACGCCGGAGATTTGGTAGAGTCCGCAGCGAGAGGTGAACGCCGGGCTGAGCCCGGTCACGCCGGGATCAGCGCCCAGCGATGCCCCCTCGGTCGTGCCGTACGCGAATGCCGAGAACTGCTCGATGCTCATGAGGGTCTTGCCATGGCCGGCGGCGATCTCAGAGCAGGCCCACCAGTCGCACCCCTCGTAGGTGGCGGTGCCATCTCCGCCGAAAGAGGTGTGTCGTTTCGGGAGAGAGGAGCCATCGGCTATGGTCACGCCGTACTTCGAGGTGCCGTTGACCAGGTGGCCGGACCCGAGCATGTACAGGTCTCCCCACCCATTCGCCGCCGACTCGAAGGCCATGCCTCGCGGATCCGGGCTAGCCGGTCGGAATTTAAGATCCCACAGGCTGCGCGGGTGGATCTGTGGCGTGGAGTCGCCGCCTGCCTGGCCGGCAGCGCAGCCTCCCGGGCCGTAGTGGTAGCCGCCGATCTTGAGCGAGTTTGCGGTGGTGTAGCCAGTCGGAGCGGTCCAGTTCGCCGAGGCGATAAGGCGTCCGTCGGTCGTCGCATAGATGGCGTAATCAGTGCCGACGGTGTGGGCGGGGACCTCGATGGCGGTTTGGGCGGCGATGTCGATGATCCTCCCGGCCACGGCGATGCGAGTGCCTGCGAGGACTGAGATCGACCCCGGTCCCGTCCGGGCGCAGACCGGACTGCTGAAGTCGATCTTGCGCACGATGCCATGCGGGGAGTTCACCGCGATCAGGTCGACTGTCTCGGTCTTATTGTAGTACTCAGGTCCAGCGGGAGGGGCAGAGGCTCCTCCGTCCCCTGTGGCATCCTCGACAAGGGTGAGGTGCGTAAACCCATAGGTGAGCGAGGCCCCCCCGGAAGTCAGACCAGAAAGGACCAGCCAGAGAGAGCGCTCAGATCCGCCATCGATCGCCAGGTTGGTCTCGCCGGCTGTCAGGGCGACGGTGCAGTGCTGCTGTGTCCCGGCTAGCCATTCGTCGTTCGTCAGGGCCGGGTAGATCTGCGCTGCGGCTACGGTCTTTTCGATAAGCAAGGCCTCCGGGGCCGGGCTTCTCGAGGAGCGTATTTCGAGCTTTAGGCTTGCGAGATTAGAGAGGTCAAGGGGAGCGCCGGCAAAATAAGTAGCCAGCGCGATAGACAGATCTGTCCCGCGCCAGGCGCGCGGCATATCGCCAGTGCGGGCATCGAGAGCGGGGGCGGTGCCATCTGTCCGGAAACAGAGGCGCATGGGCATGGTGGATAATTGCATGATGGGTGTCAGTTGGAGGATGAGCGGAGAGGAAAGACGGCTTCGCAGAGCACCTGCCAGCCAGCCATGGGGGCTTCGTCCGGGAACGGCACGAGCGAGGAAACCCTCCACTGCATGCCCGGGACTCCCTGGATCACGGAAGCGCCGTGGATCATGCGGGCGAAGTCTTCGGCGATCTCGATGGATGCCGCCGGGGGCGTGTGCAGCCCCGGTATGTGCATGATGCCTACGCTCACGGCCCAGCGTAGCGGAGCGGCGCGAAAGCTTTCAGGGCCTGTCGAGGCCGTGGCTCCGGTGGCGGTGATAACCACGCACGGGCCGTTCTCCAGAGCCTTGGAGAGGGCCAGTTCGAGACTAGGCTCCGAGGTTTCGACGATGAGGCCGAGCGGAGACCCGCGCCAGGAGGCGGCGGCCCCGGTGCCACCACATACGATTGTCGCGAGATAGGCGAGCGCGGTACTAAGTTTGACGTCGGCCATGAGGGATCAGTTGAATGCTTCTTCGCTGCCGAAGTGGCCTGCCGTCGCGCCGAGGCTCGGTGTACCGCCAGCAGGCAGCGGATCGACCGCGACCAGGCCGCGGGCCACATCTTTGAGATAGGCGAGTGCGTCCTGGTAAGCCTTTTGCCGAGGCTCAGACAGCAGCCACTCCGAAGCCTGACGGCCCGAGGCAAGCCGAGTCGCCAGGCGGTAGCGGATGATGTCGAGCGCCGCGCCGTGCAGGCTCTGCGGGAGAAGTCCGGCCGCGAGGCTCGAATCCGCCCGCAGCGCCGGCACATAGCTGCGCACTTCCGCCACCGCCCTGGACAAGACATCCGGAAGCGGACTGGCCTGCCCCACGGCGAGACCGGTCCCCAGGAGGAGCTCGATCTCACGACTCGTGAGTTGGGCATGTACGTCTTCCTGACTTAGCGTTGTCCAGGACATGGCGGTTCACTCAGTTCAAGGGGCGGCGGAGATCAGGCGCTGGCCGGAGGCTGCATTGCCGACGGCCACACCATACTGCAGGGCGATGCGCCAGAAGGCGGATCCCAGCTTGTGGTCGACGTACTGCACGAGCATGACGGAGAGGCCCGTGTCGGGGTTGGTTACCGTGGAGACGGAGCCTGCGCCCGCCGTGCCGGGGAGCACATCGGAATAGTTGTTGGGCAGGCGGGTCGCGATCGCCAGGGCGTCGGCCGATCCGGCGAAGCCCGTGAGGTTGCCCGTGCCGGGAAGGCTCACGGATTGGATGACGTTGAAGCCCGCGACCGGGGGCAGCGTATAGGCGGTGATGACCTCGGGCTTCTGATAGGCCGCGAGATTCACGAGGGCGGAGTCTCCCATGAGCTTCTCGTAGTAGTCCGGGTTGAGCAGCGCGAAGCGGCCCATCGGCGCGACGTTACGGTTGAAGAGAGCCTTGGCCATCGCGGTCATGTCGGCGCGGGCGAAGTTGGCCAGGGCCTTCGTCGTCGTGTTGGCGAAGTTGGCCGCGATGATCTTTGCATAGATCGCGTCGACAAGCACCTTGCCGAGCGCGTAGTGCGCGGCGTCCGCCTGCTCGCCGAAGAGATCGCGAGCGGTGCTCGAGAGTTCGTTCGCATTGAAACTGATCTGCACGCCCTTGTGCTGGTCGATGAGGATCGGTACGTCCGTAGCGATGGCGTCGCTCACCGCGTAGCCGGTGCCGGGCACGTAATCGACGGTCGTGGGGATGGAGCGCAAGCGGGTCTTCACGGTCTGCCCTGAGGCGATCGCCTGGTCGGAGTAGTCCGTCGAAATCGCCGACAGGACGGGGAAGGACTCCTTGAGCAGCGCGAGCGAGCGGCGTGCGACCAAGTCGCCGGAGAGGCTGCCCAGGTTATTGGCCGCGAGGATGGGTCCGAGGCGTTCGCCACGGTTGAGCACCGGGGAAATCTCGCGGGCGAAAATCACAGCGCGAGCACTGTCGCTGTTGGAGGCCTGGAAGGCGCGGAGGTTTTCCACGACGCCGTCCCTGGCCTGGATCTGCACGCCTTGGCGCACGAGGGCCGAGGAGGCCTGCACGGCGGGGTGGGCTGGGAGACTGGCGAGCAGCTCAGCGTTGCTCTCGTCCTCGTTGAGGACCTTGCGCCAGCGCTCCTGCAGGGCGGCATCTGCTGCGGGCAGGGCACCGCGGGCGACGGCGGCCTGGATGGCGGCGTTCGTGCGTGCGGAGCGCGCGGCCGCGACACTGGCTTCAGCCGTGGCGAGACGAGCCTGGAGTGCGGAGTTTTCAGAGCGGGCGGCCTGGAGGGCAGCCTGCGAATCAGTGGGTGCGACTCCCGCGGGGGCCGCTCCGGTGGTTGCGGTCGCAGTGACCGCGGGGGCGTTGGTATCCATGGATGGTGTGTTGTTTTGGTTGTGGGCGCGCTGCGCCCAAATCGGTGAAATCGCTTCAAATGCCGGATCGTTGACGAGGCCTCCGTGAAACTTGGTGGAGCCCGTCACCTGGCCGCTGGCCGAGGCGAAAAACTCCGGGGAAAATGCCCGGTAGGTGCGTCCCTGGATCGCGGCGCGGCCGGCGTCGCTCCAGTCGAGGGCCATCATGACGCCCTGGCCTTCCTTCCAGCTGTAGCCCGTGGGCCAGCCGGCCGCCTCCTGGTGCTTGTGGTTGAAGTCGATCAACGGCCGGTGGCCGGTGGCGATCTCCTCGCGGAGCGCCCGGTCCATGACGCGCGCGGTTTCGGCGGTCACAGTCACCTGCTTCGTGATCGGCTGCCCATCGCGCGTCGCGACAATCGTGTGCGTGCCCGCAGGCATCCACATGATTTGCGCGGGCACCTCGGGACTCTCCGAGAGAATCCTGGGAGCCATGCGTGCCTGCAGGGGAGCTTCTGTGGTGGTCGTGGTCATGGGAGCGAGCGCTTGAGTGTCTCCAATCGTTGGGCCGCGTACTGCTGCAGGGAGCTCCGAAACTGCTCAGCAGGCGGCAGCAAGCTCGGGTCAGCCGGAATTTTGACCGATGTCCGCAGCACATAGAGAATCTTGAACCGGCGGTCTCCGACGTTGGAGCGGGCACCCCGCTTGCGGATCGCGGCCTTGCTGCGGGTGTCCCCCACTTTCGCGGCGAGGTACATGCCTCGCGCGCCCCGGATCTTGAAGAGCGGCATGTCCGGATGCCTGCGTCTCCAGTCGCGCGCCCAGATGCCGTAGCTCTCGGCCGCCACGGGTATGGCGAGGCCCTTGCCTGTTTTCGCTCGCACCACTCCGCCATAAACCCTCAAGGCGAGGCCGGGCTGCGTGATCGCCACCGACGCCGCCGTGGAATCGAGCACCACGGGATTGTTGACGCTTTCGGCGACTCGGGCGTACCAGTGCTGACGCTCTCCTCCGAGTTGGTTGGGCCGCGTCGTCTCAAGCCCGCGGAAGTGTTTCTTGAGGAGATTCGCGGCCTGGCGCGCCACCGGCAGGAGCAGGGCGTCCGGGTTCTGGATCTGCGCGGCGAACCTGCGCAGTTCAGGAGACGCCTTATCGAGAATTGAAATGGACAGGCCGGTCCTCATCGCTTGAGACGCCTGCCCCGGGCACCCTCCACGGCGCCATTGACCATTTCACTCGCCATGGCACGGCGCAGCGCCGTCGCCATCACGTCGGTGTTCACCTCGTCGAAGAGCTCGGGCAGGGTTGCCCGGGCTTCCTCCAAGGCCTTCTGGAAGTCGGCTTCAGTGATCGCCCCATCTTGGGCCAGCTCCATGAGCCGGTGGAGAGGCTCCTCCACCGGAGCAAGCCAGCGCGAGGTGGTCCCGGTCATGTCCTCGAAAAACCGCTGCAGAACCGGACTCTGTGCCGGAAACGCCTGCGCCTGGATCGGACAGCCGAACACGGACCGCCCGCGAACGCCCGCGAATGCCTCATTTTGAGGCTCAGCCGGCTCGGACGGGCAATCACCGCCATCGCAGGATTTCGGGGCGTTTGCGGCGGGTTCTGCGGGGTCGGCGGTTTCGCCAGGTTGGCCGGGGGCCGTGGGGCCGGGCATGCCAGGCACGCCAGGAGTCTGTGCCGGCGCTGAGGTTTCGATGACCGGATCTCCTTCTTCGGGCTCCGGGATCCCCGTGGCCTCGTAGGCCCAGCGCTTCGGGATCTTGATGCCGATGCGGCTGAGGATTTCCAGGCGCTCGGCTTCGGCCTTTGGATCGACGGCGACCGACAGATCGGGCCGCACGACCGGCATCACGAGCGGATCGACTGCGCCCAAGTTGAGCTCCAGGACGGCCGGCACGAGCTGGTAGGAGAGTATGTCCGCGATCCACCAGGCGGCATCCGTGAGCACCTCGCGGCGTACCTGGCCATGCAGATCCGAAGTACTCGAGCCCAGGCCCGAGGCCTGGCTGGTGGAGGAGAGGGTCTGGCCGAGGATGAGCAGATCGGCCGCCTGGTCGGCGAGCTCCATGAGCATCGCCTGGGGATTGTCGCGCACATTGCTCGCGGCCTCCTTGATCTCCAGCTTTGTGCCGTCGGGGAAGGCCGCCCAGCCGGCGGCGCCCAGGTTCCTGAGCATGGAGGACACCTGTTCGGCCACATCTGCGCGGGAGGCGTCGTAAGTGGCCCAGCGGATGGGCACGCCGAAGAGTTGCGCCGTGCGCATGAGCCACTGCCATCCGTAGGTGCGGCCGATCCAGTACGGCACGAGCGGACGCAGGAGCGCCGTCGAACCAGGACTGCCGGCCCGGGCACGGTGGACGCCCACGAGAAACTTCCCTGGCACGAAGGGCTGCCAGGCAACGGCCTGCTCGCTGATGGTCCCCTTGAGCCCGAGCTGCTCACCGGTGGGGTTCCACCCGTAGTGCGTCGGGGAGAGATGCTGCGAAGCGCGCGGGAGCCAGCCCTGGGGATTCGACTTCCAGAGGATTTCACAGACGGAGACGCCGCGCCAGCGGGCATCGAGCATGTGCTCCAGGGTTTCCTCGAAGGTGAGTTCATGTGATCCAGGCACCGGCCGCCAGGAGCGGAGAGCGCGGCGCACGAGATCGGCGGCAGCCTTCGCTTCGGGTGTGCATTCCTCATCGTCGCCTTCGCTGGCTGCCTGCACTTCCCAGGCGGTGCGGCGCACGGCCTGCGAGATCTCGCTCGTGGCCTTCGAGAGGCGCGGCCAAGTGTCGAGCATCATGCCGAAGAGTTCGTGCTGCGCCGCGAGATCGCCCGCCACTGCGTTGGCCAGGATCACGCGCGCCTGGTCGGGCGTGATGCGTCCCATGCCGTAGTTGAGCCCCACGAGCTCGTCGCCGAGTCCAGGGCGGACCATGGCCGAAGAGAAGTCTGGAGCGATGGCGGCTTTGATGACGCCGCGAACATAGGTGCGAAGTGTGCCCATGGATTAGAGGAAGAGCGGATCGGGTTCCGGCAGCGTCCAACGGTCCGGCACATCGGCGCCGGTCCTGACCTGGGCGAGAGTCTCTGCCGTGAAGGCTCCCGCGTGGTTTTCAGAAAGCGAGTAACAGGCGAGCGCCATGCTCCAGAAGTGATCCGCGTGCCCGTCCGGTCCGGAGTCCGCCGCGATCGTGGCCCGGCCTCCCTCGGTGAGAGTACGGTGCGGTTTCTGCAGATCTGTCCTGAGCGCGTTGTCGATCGGGTAGCGCACCTGTCCGTCGAGGTGCAGGCGCAGGAAACGACTGGCGAGGACGAGCGGGGCGGGGGCACGTCCGCCCCGCTCGCCTGCCGATGCGAGCTCACTGCTGAGGGGCAGGGCACTCGAAAAGTGAATGGGCCTCACGCGTCCGGGGAAGCGCCGGGCGAGATAGTCAGCCGGGCCTTCGCCCAGTCCGGTCGCGTCGAGGATGATCTGGAGCCGGCCACGGCAGAGGCTGTCCGCCTGGGCGATGATGCTCTCCTGGTCGGGCAGGCTCGCCCCGCGCACGCGCAGGATGGCCCGCGCGAAGTATTCCTGTCCGTAGCGCTCCCACACGGAAATCACCGACAAGTCTCCGCGCCGGGCCACATCGTAGCCGAGCGCCAGACGACCGGAGGCGATGCCGAGCTCTGTCAGCCGGGCCAGGGCTTCATCGCTCCACTGATCCTCGCACACCACGCCGCAGTCCATGCGCTCGGCGGCGTTGATCAGGTTCATGGTTAGGAGCGGCCCCTGAGCGGCGGCAAACGCGCACTCGTAGTTTTGGTCGTAGGAGGCTCGGTCGAGTGCCTCTTCACGCGCCTGCTCAGGGGAGATCGTCTTGCCAGTGAGAGCGGAGCGGATGACGACGCCGGCGCGCCAGGCGTCGGTGCGGGTCACGCGCGAGAGCGGAAACTTTCCGCCCGTCACCATGCGATAAAAGAGGTTGCCCGTGCCGTTGCCCGTCGAGGCGATGCGGCACAGGAAATCGGGATTCGATGCCAGGATGGGCTCGGCCGCATCCCAGATCGCATCGGCGTCCTGGTGGAAGGCAAACTCATCCAGGATGAGATCCCCGGAGAAGCCGCGGGCGGTGCGCGGGTTCGCCGCGAGCACCTTGATGCGTCCGACTTTTCCGGACACCATCACGCGCACCTCGAAATTCATTTCCTCGAAGACTTCCGAACCTGGAGCCAGGTCGAGTTGCTCGACGGCCTGCCCGAGGGCGCGCGCCACCTCGGCGCACTTGGTGGCAAATTCCCGGCCATTGTCCTTGCTGTTGCTGAGCACCACGACCAGGCGCCCGGGCCGGGTGAGCAGTCGATCCACGGCCCAGCCGGCGAGTGTGAAGCTCTTGCCGATCTGGCGCGACCAGTGCAGCAGCTCCACGGGCGTTTCCCTGTTCCGGAAGATAGGCAACTGGTAGCCGCGGAACTTGATCGCAGGTTCCGCTTCCGTACTGGACTGTGCCCGTTTCGCCATCAGGCGGCTTGTGCCCCCCAGAGCACTTTGCGCACGGCGGCCACCTGGTCATCGCCCTTGAGTCCTGCCTTGTCGGCGGCGCTGCGAGCGGCGAGCAGGTCATCCAACTTTGCGAGGACCAGGCGCTCAAACTTGTCGCGCTCCAGGGCGTACTTCTCGCGGTCCAGGCGCAGCGCATCCTCGGCGCGGCGCTCTTTCATCCAGGCAAAATACAGTTCCGGGTCGTCGCTAGCGATCACACGGCGCTCGAAGTGCAGTTGCGCCACGGTGCGGGCGCGGTCGGCGTCGAGGTTGAGATCGGGGCGATCCTTGAGCAGATCCTCAAAGGCCAGGGCGTCGTCGCGATTCGCCTCCACGGCGCTCTCCACGCGGTGCCAGGCGCAGAAGCGCTGCAGCGAAGAGACAGACACGCCAGAGGTGAAACCCGTGAGCTTGCGCACCTGGGACACCGCACCCACCAGGCCGGCCTCAGCGCAGATGAGAACGATGCGATCCCTGGTTTCCCTGGGCAGCCCCTTGAGCAGGGCGTCATAGCGGGTCTTGCGGCTCATGGCGCGTACTGGGCCTTGAGCCAGCTGCGACCCTTCTCGGTGAGCCGCCAGCGGCGCAGCTCGGAGTCGAGTGGATCGCGCTCGACGTCGACCAGGGCTGTGTTGGAAAGCGTGCGGAGGTGCTCGGTGATCTCCGTCGCCTCAAGCTGTTGGCCCTCGCGAGCCAGCTGCCCGCGCAGCAGCGCTACGGTGACGGCAAATGGGAAGGCCTGGTTGAGCTTCTCCATGAGAAGCAGGCGTAGATCGGCGGGATTCATTTCCCCTCCTTCGCATGCAGGGCCTTCGTCTCTCCGAGGAGGCTGATCACCCGGGCGGGGATTTCGTCTATGCGGTCGTGGACGCGCTTGATGTCGTCATCCCAGCGCCGCTCCAGGCGATCCACGCGGACAGAGACCTCGCTGATCGCGCGTTCGAAGTGCTTGGCATGGGTCGCGCAGGCGCTGCGAGTCGTGGGCGGGTCTTCAGGAGTGACCAGGAACGGCTGCTTGAGATTCACCTCGGTGGGGGCCGCCGGCTGGTTGCGGCGATTCACCTCGTCGGCGATGAGATTGATCATCTCCTTGCGGCCCGCCTCGAATTTGCGGACGATCACAAGCAGGCCCACGAGCATCGTCACCATGGTGACGGCTGCGGGATTTAAGAGTGCGCTGAGCTCGGCTGGCATGGGGGTCACTTGCGGTTGCGTTCTTGCGTGAGGGCGGCGCTCAGGTCGATGACCTGAGCCTCGAGTTCGCGGTAGGCGCGGTCACTGTGCCAGGTCTCCGGGGCCTGGGGTTTGTACCGACCTTGCGCGGTCTGAATCTCGACTTCCGGCGTCAGCTGGAGCACCCGTGGCTGGTAGAGCTGCGGAGAAACCTTCGCGGCGGAGGAGTTGGTTGCGCAGCCGGTCAGCGCGACGCTGGCTGACATCATCACCGAGAGTGCGCAGGCGATCAATTTCGCGCTCAAAGTCCTCGATGTCTTTTTCGATCCGTTGTGAGAGGTCATAGTGGGCGGAGAGATTCCGCAGCCGAAGCCACAACACGGCGGCCTCGGCCAGGAGTTTTAGCAGTGCGAGCACGGCTCAGACAGCGGGAGCGGTGGGCGTCGAGGGAGGAGGGGGAGTGCTCGCTGCCGGGGCGGCAGCGGCGCGCGCGCGTTTCTCGTAGATGGACCAGCCGAGACCCACGAGGGTGATCACGGCACCGACTCCGGCGGTGATGTCGTCGGACGAGGCGAAGCCCTGCTGGGCTGCGAGACCGCCGACGAAAGTCAGCGCGTGGCGAAGGATGGCGAGGAGGGTGTCTTTATTCATGGCGCAGCCACTGTGCCGCGCCCGCAGCGCTCGCGACAGAAAGCCTTGCGCGAGCAAGTCTCAGCCAGGCCAACAAAAGCCGGATTTCGCGCCCTATGCCTGAATCAGCTCCGCGAGCGCCTTGGTTTTTCCAAGCGTGCGCTCGGGATTGCGCGAGTAGGGCATCCACTGAGGATTGAGCGTGTAGAAGGTCCAGGCATCCGTCCACCTGGCATACTTGCCTCGCACATTCTGCGGGGTCGCGCGGATGAGCTCGCGCGCGTACTCGTCCGCCATGGGCATGCCCAGTTCGCGGAACTTCGCGGCGATTTCCTTCGCCATCAGGTAGGGCTCGGGGCGGGAGGTCGGAGGCATGGTGGAGTCAGGTTCCGAGAGCGATGCGCACCAGGGAGGAAGCCACCTCGGAGGACATTACACAGGAGAGCTCCTTTATCCGCTCGCCAATCGTGGGCTTGGACGTGAGGGCATCAGGCACCTTGTTGAGAGCTGCGAAGCCCTTTGCGGTCAGGACGACATTGGCGAAGAGCTGGCAGTGAGCCTGGCTTGAGTAGCGGATGAACCCCTCGACCTGTAGCCACTCGATGGCGGAGCCGATGGGGTTGCTGCCATTGCGCTCCTGCCACCAATCCTTGGCTTCCACCCCAAGCTCAGTCCTGAGCTTCTCAACTTCAAGGTGGACGGGCTTGGGAAATTCGCTGTAGAGACGGCAGAAAATACCGGCGACGATGGCGTTGAATTGGTCGATGTTGTTCATGGCCTCAGTGGACGTAGAAATCCTTGAAATCATCCCAGCGAATAAATCCATCCGGACGAATGGAATGAACCTTCATAATCCGACCCCCGGAACGCTCGATGATGGTCCTCAAGACGACATCAGCACTGGCAGTGAATACTTCTGATAATCCCGTGGCTTCATCTCTGGTTTCGTCGTCAAACTTGGTGAGTTCAGAACGGACCTTGGGGCTCCACCACTTCGCATTTTGGAAGTCGTCCAGGATGGGTGTGCCTGTGTAATGGAAAGTCATTCCATCGATTTCAAAATCTATGAACGGATAATCTTTCATGGTTGGGCCTTCCGTAGAATGCTGATGACGAAACTAAAATACTCAGGATCATTTTTGGCGAAACCAATCGGGTCCTCATATAGACGCTGTGCTCCCATGGTAAGGACCTCGGTAATTCCACCCTGTGAGTAATACTTCCCTGAATACGGGCTGCCACCAAGCTGCTTCCAGCTGTCCTCCCATGCGCGCTCAAGGCCGTAATCTGATATTCCAGTAAGCCCGCTCAGCAACTGTGTAGGCTTTCCATCCGCACGCTTCGTAAGAAAATCGGAGCACTTTTTTTGGATGCCTGGGATCTGGTTTTCAATCGCATGAGTAATCTCATGGATGATGTTGGCAGCGTCATTTCTGACTTCCGCAACGCGAGTATTGAACAGGAATTGTCCGCGCGGATTGGCCGGAGTTGCTTTTACAAGGGAATACTCAGGTACGAGATCCTTGTGGACCACACTCGATAGAAACTTTTGTGCGGTCTTCGACTGGAGACCAAGACCCGAAGGGATTTTGTCTTTCGACTTCCATTCGGTCCGATGCTCCTCAGGAAGCTCAAGCGCTTTATGTGCTGCCTTCCGATCAGCGGCGGTGGCGACTGCCTGCTGCACCTGATCCTGAGTCATCAGCACAGTCGGGGATGGTGTTGGCCGTTCCAGGTTCTTCAACGCGACACGGTCTCCGACGAGTTCAACCGCTGATTCGCCGAGCTCGTTGCGAAGACTTTCCATGAGCCAGTCGCGTTTCAGAGGATGGATGTCCTTGGTGCTGGCTTCCACTCGCTGGTCGAATGTTGCTTCATCGCTCTCCGCCGGCTGTCCAGGCTGCATCAGCCCGAGCGCCTCCGCCTCTTCGCGAGTCACGTCCTCCACCCCCATGCCACTTCCGAAATCATACGGGGGCCACGGCGTCTGGAAACGGCTGAGCTTCACCCACACGGGGTCCGATTTGAGAGCGATCATGCGGCCATCCCACAGCCTGCCACCGGCAGCAGTCCAGCGGGCCTGCCAGGTCTGGCGCGGTACTTTCCGCGCCTCCACGCGGATGAACTCCTGGGCGGGGAAGGCATCCATCACGTCTGACTGCTGCCCCTGCTTCCACCAGCCGTAGCCGCGCGCGGCCTGCGTGTTCTGCTCGAAGATCAGCCCCAGGCGCCTGGAGCTCGTGTGGGCCTTCAGATCCTGCTGGTTCTCCGCCCTGGCAAATCCGTTTTCGAGCATGAAGGGCCGGGCCTTCGCGATGAACTCCGCCTTTGTAGCCACCGACATCACTCGGCTCTGCAATTCTGATGCGATCCTGGCTTCGGCCACCTTAGCCGAGAAGAAAGCGCGCTCACGAATAGCCAGCGGCACCATGCGCCAGTCCGCAGAAGATAGCCCCGCGCCCACGGCGGTCTTCGAGCCGAGCTTCTTCACAGCCTCGGAAAATTCCAGGGGTTTTACGATGGGATCCATGTCGCTCATTTGAAAAGCTCCGGCTGCTCCGCGGCGGCCTTGCCGGGCTTCCGCCGGGCGGCCGCGGCCTGCTCGCGGAGGCTCTGCGCCACGAGCTCGGGCATGCTCGTGGGGGTGGGCGCCTTACCCGGTATCAGCACGCGGTTCATGATCTGCTGCATGTGGCTTCCCGCCGCCATCGAGCGGTCCCGCAGGCTCTCCGCCTCACGCCTCACCCAGCCCTGCCAGCAGGCGCGGAAATAGGGGTAGATGTCCTCCACGGTGCCGGCGCGCTGCAGCCGCCCGATCTGGTCGAGCTTCTCGCGCAGCAACGCAGCGAGCTCCTTGGGCTGAAAGAGGAAACCGTGCCGGTCCATGTCCGCCACCGCTTTCATCACAAAGGCCCGGCACTGCCCGATCATCTTCGCGCGAGCGGCCGCATCCACAGGCCATTCGAGGCGGGCGTGCATCTCGGCGAAGAGCCAGCTCTCAAACGCAGCCAGGCGGGCACCAGGCACGATGCGTGCATTGCTCCAGGCTGCGAAAGTGTCGAAGTCCTCCCTCAAAGGCCGAGCTCCTTCTGCGGGGCGAGCTCCACGGTCTCGCTCGCGATCCGCTCCTCGAGCTCCAGGCCGGAGAGCGCGCGGTACACGCCCTCTCGCTTCTCCCGGCCCACCATGTCCACCATGCGGAGCTCCACGAGCTCGCACACGCGCGGCCGCACGGAGAGGATCGAGATCCCGCAGCGCTCCGCCAACTGCCTGGTCGTGCAGGGTCCATGCACCTGGAGCGCCTGCCAAACGGCGATCTGCATCACCTTGTGGCCCGGCTGCTGGTGGCCGTAGTTCTCGTTGCGAATTTCAGCTGGGGTGCTGGCGGTGGCGGTCATCATGGTTTTACGAGGAAAAGCTTGCCTGCCGGGCCGAAACTCGGCAGGGGTGGAAGCGTCGAGCGACAGACATCACTCGACCCCGACTCACAACAGCGCCACCACGCTGCGGGAAAACGTAGAAGACTTGGGGCTCCTGCCCTGGATAGGTCGCGTCTGGGGTGGTTCCCGGTGACTGAAAAGTGTCTGCTTCTGAGGTGGGGGCCCCTCCTACAATAACATGACAGACATCATGACTAGCCTCACCAGCTACCAATTCGAGGGACGCACCGTGCGCACATCTATGACCGAGATAGGCGATCCTCTCTTTGTTGCTGCAGACGTGTGCGGCATCCTTGAAATCGCCAATACGACAGACGCGCTCAAAGGGCTTGAGCCTGATGAAGTCCACATGATTACCCTCGCTAGTAGCGAGGGTATTCGCGGCAATCCTAACGTGAATGCGGTGACCGAAAGCGGACTCTACGCACTCATTTTTGCCAGTCGGAAACCCGAGGCTAAGCGATTCAGAAAGTGGGTTACGGCTGAGGTTCTGCCGGCCATTCGGAAACATGGCATCTATCGGATGGCCAGCGTTTCCACCATGCGCCAGATCGACAAGCTGAAGTTGCGCCTTGAGGCGGCTGAGCTGCGCGCAAAGGCCCAGGCCCTGGAAGCAATCGCTCGCGGAGACCGCGCCAGACCCGAAGACGGAGGCGTGACGGATCGTCCTGTTGGTTGGCTTACTGTGCCGGAATTTGTTGCAGCAAAGCTCCCAAAGACGGATCCGCGATATGAAGGGACTCTCTTGCGGCTTGGATGGAGAAGGGAGCTTCGTAAGGCAGTGGTTGGCTCCGGTGTGGTGAAAGCCCGCACTGGAAACTCCGTTGCTCGTAGAGTCTTTCGACCCGATCTGTTGGAGAACGCCTGGGTGTTTGTTGCTGCGGACATCGGGCTCGATAGTCAACTCCCTGGAATGGAGGCCTGACCCATGCACCCCAACGAACACGACCGCATCGCGTCGCTGTACCCGCCCGTTCCCGCGCCGCTCAGCGCCCAGGAGAAGGCCGCCCTTATCCAGCTCATGGGAGAGGTGCTGATCTCCCAATGGCGTGACCGGTCTCAGACCGACCACGATCAAGAGCACCAGGTCGGAGCTGCCTCCGGCCTGGGCTCCCTGCTCGATCGCGCACTCAGGAGCTGACTTCACAGTCCCTCCTTACCAGCCCCGGAGCTAGTCCCTCCGGGGCTTTTTGCTGCCACCTTGCGGCGGTTCTTGATCGTGAAAATGACACTCCACAGCTGCTTCTCCGTGGCCTCACCGAGCTCGCAGCGATACTGTGTCCGGCAAATCTTCGAGGCATAGGCCTCGGATAGTCCGCAGCGGCCGAGCGCCGCCCGTAGCAGAAACAAGGCCCGGCGCGCACCATCCGTCGCCGCCTGAGCCAGTGCTTTGTTGGCTGCGGCTTCCATGCCGCACAGCCGTTGAAAATGAGCGCGTAGGATGAGGTAGTCGCGCTGGGTGGCTACAGTAAGGCTCTGCCTCACACCACCCATCGCCTTGCCCTGCTCCGTGTGTCTCCACGCAGTCTCCATGCCCGAGGCACTCAGCTCGGGATTGCCCGCAATCAGCGCCGCCCGCTCTGGCAGGCGAAGCCACGCCTGGTGTGCCAGGCGGGCTAGTTCGCGCTTCTGGAGTTTCGAGAGGAGCATGAGATCAGGCCGCTGCTTCTGTCTGGGCTCCGTCCACTTTGGGGGTCACGCCGAAGGTCTCAGGCTGTTCCAGGCGCAGGCCCACCGTGGCGAGTTGCCCCTCGGAGAGTTCTGCCTTCAGGCTGTCCTTCACGAGCTTCTCCTCGGTCTTGACGAAGCGGCCGTCGAAGGAGCGCTTCACGGCGGCGAGCACTGCGTCCCAAGTCCACTTGCGATTGAGGGGCTTGAGCGCGGGGGGATGCAGGCGGAAGCCATAGCTGGCGAGCTCCGTCTCGGCGGTCTTCTCTTTGCCTGGGAAGAGCTCCTCGCGGTGCGTCTCGGCGTAGCGCTCCGCCTGGACGAGCAGCGTCTGCATCTCCTCCTCCGTCCCGGCGATCTCCGGTTGATATTCGTCCTGGATGCGCTGGATGTGCTTGTCGCGCTTGGCCGTGAGCATGCGCAGGCGCGTCTGCTGCACGGCGATGGTGTCGACGCAGCTCAGAAACTGAGCCTTCGTGGTGAGGTTGTTGGCTTTTAGTCGGGTACTCATGGGTGTGCGGGGAAAAGTGCTTCGAGGCGTGCGGCGGGAGATTTGCCTGGCAGCGCCCGTTCGCCCACGGGCACGAGCTCGGGAGCCACGATCTGCACATGGCAGCAGTTGCACCGAGCCACGCGCAGGGCATCCTGGGCCGTCGGGTAGTTGCCGATGCGGGCCTCTACGGGCTCGTCCTTGAAGCGGAGGCTCCAACCTCCGCGCTCGTTGGGCTCCACGAGGAGCGTAGGGGCGTCGCTCATGCGATGGCCCTCCCATGGATTTCGCGGGCCTTCAGGATCGCGCGGTTTGCGGCCTCGATGAGCTCTTCCCACTTGGCGCGCAGTTGCAGCGCGTGGCGGAAGCCTTCGGAAATCCCGCAGCGCCGCGTGTAGACCTTGCGGCTCACCGAGCCCTGCTGGACGTAGAACACCACCTCGTCATGGCCGTGGCGGTGCAACAAGCCCTTGCAGATGCCGGGCACGCCGATGTTGCTCCGGCTGTGCTTGCGCACGCAGCGCAGATGAGGGCCGGTCACGCCCTGGCGGCTGTGGTGCCCGAGAGCGGGCGCAGCCTGTTCGAGTTGCCCATCCGTCGGCCGCACCGGCACCCAACGGCAGGTGGCAGCCTCCGCACGCGAGAGAGGATCATGGCAGGTCTTCATGGGCGGCCTCCATTCAGCAGCAGAGGCTCTTTGCTCCGGGCTTGCTTGATTGCGACTGGCGGAAGCACTTGATCGGCCTTGACGATTTCTACGCTGATGGGCCGTGGGCGATCATCGAAGGTCCAACGATCCACCTCACGACTGCTGAAATCCCTGTCGACTGGTACTGCATTGGAAAGCAGGTCTATCAGCTTGCCTGCTATGCCAGGCTTTTCTGGAACGGCATATGTCTGGTAACCGATACTGAAGATGATGATCTTTTTCATGCGCGGCCTCCTTGCTCTTCGAGGTCCCCGCGCCTGCGCTTCTGCGCGTCCACGGCGGCGATCACATCCGAGGGCTCCAAGACATCGCCCTTCTTCATCCCCTCGCGCGCTCGGCGGCACACCTGGCGGACGAACTGCAGGTTCCCCCGTGTCCGGGCGGAGGCGAGCACCTCGCGCACCACGCCAGCATCCACGGCGTTTTCGCCCAGTCGCCGCTCCAGGAGCTTCTTCACATCCGTCTCGCGCAGGCCGCCCAGGCGGATGCGCTCAGCCAGGCGATTGCCCAGGAGCTGCTTCACCTCGGCCCAGGCCGCGCTCTCCAGCTTCCGCCAGAGCGAAGGCCAGGCGAGCAGGATCACCTCCGAGGGCGTCTGGTTGATGAGCGTCTTGAGCGTGTCGAGCGTCTTCGGCCCCAGGCCATGCGCCTCGTCGATGGCGATGGCCGTGCGGGTCTCGCGCAGACGGCTCACGACGGCGGCGAGCCTGGGCGCGGTCGCCTTCGGCTGATCGCTATCGCGCACACCCATCGCATCCAGGATGGAGCCCATCAGCGCCATCGGTTTGTCGTTCCACGCCACGGCGGCCTCGATCACCAGCAGCCGCTGGCCGTAGTCGCGCTGCAGCAGTGTGAGCGCCGTGCTCTTGCCGCAGCCACTGTCTCCTTCGAGCAGGATCACCCTGGCCACGGACTTCTCCTCGAGGATGTCCAGGAGCGCGCGGCGCAGGAGCAGCACAGGAGTCAGATCCTTGTACATTTCCTCCTCCTGCCCCTCGCGACCCGAGATGCTCTCGATGAGCGCCGCCACCGCCCGGTAGGAGGCCAGCTGGCGCTCGATGTCGGTCTCATCCAGGTCTCCCTTGAGCATGCGCCCGTAGGTTTTATCCGAGCCGAGACCCGGGAAACGGCGGAGCATGTCCGCCGTCGTCGTTTTGCGCGCTTCCTGCCAAGCGCGGATGCGGCTGGCGAGAGCGGTGAGCTCGTCGCGTTCAGCCTGAAGCAGGATGGTTATTGCTGTCATTGTGTGCCCTTTCAAAAAGTGGTTCAGACGCTCATGAGCCCTCGCTCCCGCGCTCGCGCCTCAGCGCGCTCGAGCTCCTCGGGATCCAGCTCCTCATCGCTGCGGCTCGGACGCATGCGGCTGCTGGGTTTGGCGATCAGTTCCGTGCCGTCCACGGTCACGGCTCCCTGGTCGCGGCGGGTCGTAGGGCAGGGGAGCGACACCCTCGGCTGTTGCTCCTGCTCTCCCGTCGATTGATTGCCACGTGAGACGCCCACGGAGCTCACGCTCCCGTTGCTCGCCCGGATCTCGGACTTCCACGCAGCGAGAGTCCCATCGGGCCGGAGCACGCGAGCCTCGCGGCGCACGGCCGCGGCCTGCACGGAGCGCAGCCGCCCGCCGGCCACCGCATCCCCCGCCAGGGAAATCGCGCAGCGCTCCAACACCACGCGGCTTGCCTCATCCACGATGGTTGCCGGGCCACCCGCATCCGCAGGATCGAAATACACAGCCACATCGCGCCCGACGTGCCGCCAGAGAGTTTCCCCACCCCAGGCGTAGGGCTCGCTCCAGCCCCAGCCGGTGTCGACGGTGCAGGAGACCATGCCCCCACGGCGCACCTTGAGCACGCGGCGCTCGGGGCGCGTGACCCAGCCGTCGGGGCCTCCCATGTCGAGCGGCTTGCGATGCGAGGAAGATTCCGCGGCCCAACGCTCGGCCGGCACCCACTTGCCGTAGTGCTTCGATTCGATCCGGTCGTGATGGAAGGCATGCACAGCCTGGCGCAGCCGACCATCGAATGCTTCGAGGCTCAGGCAGCACTCGCGAGGATCCACGCTGCCACGGCGAAATTGGCTGAGGAGCTTGTCGCCGACTTCGTTCTCCCCACGGCCACGACCCACGCTCACAGGCAGGGATCCGAGACGCGTCCACAAGCGATTGAAGACCCCTTCCACGAGCTTCGTGCGCGGGTGGTAGCTCTTCACGCGCTCGACTCCCCACACGGAGAGGACTTCGGAAATGCGATGGCTCTCCCAGGTACTGCGCTCCGTCACGATGCGCCCTGGAGCCTTGATGTCCCCGCCCCAGATCGTTGCCCAGGCTGCGAGCGGATCGGTCTGCTGATACGAGGCGCGCTCGCGGATCGTCCATTGCCAGCCCGTCACATAGTCGCACGAGACATCGCTGCCGAGCAACAGCTGCCAGCGGCCGCACACGACGCCGAAGCGTTGCGCGCACAGATCCCCGAGCTCGGCTGCAGCGGCGGCGATGTCGCCACCCACCCAGAAGACACCATTCACGGTGGCATCATCCCACACCTCGCACTCGCCCGCTGCCACGCGGCGCAGCTCGCCGGTATGGCGATCCTCCACCATGCGGAGCACGCCTGGCGCGTAGGCCTCGTGTTTGAGGCGCTCGCGGCCCGGAGCCTGGTCGTGCGCCACGAGTCGGCCGCCACGCCCGCCATTGCAGCGGGGGAATCCGAGCGCCTCTACGAGAGTGCGTGGCACATGGTGCTTGCTGCAGCGCTCCCGCACCCAGGTGCGGAACCACTCCGGGCTTTCAGAGCTTTCCGCGTAGAGCCGCACCCCGAGCGAGATCGAGACCACATCCACCCAGCGCGTGGCCGTCAGCACATGGCGCCGGATTGCGAGGATGTCGGCGTCCGTCAGCTTTTCCGTAAAGGCAGGTCGGCCACGGGAGCCCTTTGGGGCTTCGTGCTGCCGAGCAAGAAGCCGTTCTCCATTATATCCAGGAGTATCCAACCCTGGGAAAGCAGATCGTTCGCTTCTTGGATCTGCGCTGAGAATCTGAGTTGTCTGAATTGGCTGAGTGCTATGTCGTTGTTCATGGCTAAAATCGATATTCCTGGCTACCGTGTTTATCTTGCTGGTCGCACCGTTCGCAGCGGCAGCAGCCCTGCAAAGAAGCTGCCCGTCGGACCCGACCTTGAGCCCTCTAATTTCGTCGATATTCCCGCCAACGACCACCGTCTCCACGAGGGCTTTGGTAAAGGCGGAGGCTGGGTGGTTTTCCTGCGCGGCGACATGGAGATCGCGCGTTTCGCCCTCGATCAGATTGCCGGCTACGTCGATCTGTCTGTTTGACATCAAAGAGAGTGGGGCAGGAGGCACCCCCAAGATGCCCCCTGCCCCGTGTTGCGTCGGCACTCCGACCAGCGAGGTCGCGCTCTCTGGAAGAGGTAGAGACTCCAGAGAGCGTCCCAGGTGTGCCGGCGCATCAGAGCTAGGCTCTGAAATTGAAGGGGCCGGGCAGGCAGCCAGCACATGCCCGGCCCCGAGGGACTCGACACCGGACCCGTTGCCGAAGTCCGCACCCTTTGCAGGGTGTCCTATGCAGGTCCCAAATGGCTCCGAGCCGCGCTCGGAAGATTCTGAAAGTCGTTTCAGGAAGCTGCTCATCGAAATGGATTCAGCGGGCTGGTCCCCAGGAGCCGGGAAGCATGGCGGCTACCTCGCTCCAGCACTCCTCCAGCACCTTGCGCTCCATGGGTGTGAGCGTGTCCCAGTAGCGCAGGCTCGTGTTGAGCTTCTGCAGGCCCTTCGCTATGTTGGCTGCGTGGTTCACGTCGGCCCGCGCCTTGCCCTTGGTGGCCTCGCCCGTGGCGATCCCGGCCCACTGGCGCATGGGCGTCGGAGCGTAGGGGATGCCCCATACCCAGCGGGACTCGATCGCGATCTGCTGGGCCTCGGCGGTGACGCGGAAACTGTGCGGCTGATCGTCCTCCTCCCAGGTGATCGTCTCGCCGATTTCAGCCTCGACCACGCAGTCGATCCGCTGCTGGTAGCGGGCGCTCTCCAGGATGCGCTTGGCCTGCTCGTGGTGAAGACCAAGTTCCGAGGAGAGCTTCGCTTGGAAGCCCTCAGATTTCCCCGAAGGCACAGTTTGTGCCGTCGGAGAATTGCCGCGCCTCAGATTGCGGTGTTTGTCCTGGAGATAGAGGTCGCGCAGACGCAGGATTTCACAAGCGAGACGACCAGCGAGTTCACGGCCAGCGGCGAGCAGACGGCGAGCTTCGTCCCAGGCGGGATCCAAGGGCAGAGCCGGTCCTGCGACCTCAAGGCTCTGGGTTGCCAGCACCTCGTTGGGATAAGTCGCCAGCGGGTGCGATGTGTCATGAGTTACGGTTTGCATAGGAGAGGGGCTTTCGGATCAGCTCAGCGAATTAATCTATGGCAGAAGGCAAAGGAGCATGTGCTAGGGCCTGGGCTGTCGTGGTCTGTGGAGCTTCTGAAGGACTGGCTGAAGCATGAGCTGTCGAAGCGAGTAGGGATTCCAGGGTGAAGAGGCAGTCCGCGTAACAGCTCATCTTCATCTCGATGATTTTTTTACCCATGGGATTAGCCTCAGAACGTGCGTCCATACCTGCGCGGTATGCGATCTGCCTCCATTTTTTCGTTAGTTCCAGGAGGGCCTTGGAGGAGATATATTTGGCGGGCTTCTTCATGAGAGGGGTGTGCGGAAGAGATAACAACACGCGGTCATCAGGGCCTCATTCGGGAGCCTGAGCAGGCGTCTGGGGGAGGGTGGCTACCCAGGCGCGGTAGCGCTCGAGCAGCCTCGGGCTGGTGCGGATGCCCACCACCACATGCCACAGATGCCCACTGCTGCATCCGAGCACCCTCGCTGCAGCACGCAGGTAGGGAACGCGCGGCTCCCTACCCCTCCAGCGTTTAGTCGTGACTTTCTGCGAAGATTCAAGAAGCATGAGACGCACAACAAACGCACAGACGCACATCGTCAAGCGTTTATTGTGCGTTACCTGTGCGTTTTGAAGAAAAGCTAAAACTCCTCCTGGAAGAGCGACGATTAACCCAAGTCGACGTAGGGAGTGCTTTAGGCATCGCGCACACTAGCGTAGGTCGATGGCTCGCCGGTTCTATCCCCCACCGGGGACGGTTGCGAGAGCTCGCCGACTACTTCGGTGTGACTGTGGAGGAGCTGGTCGACGACCGCCTCCCCCTGCCCGCGAGTGTCCTGCCGCCGGTCCGCGAAGCGGCCGCGGTGGGGTCGCGGTCGGAGTTGCGGGACTACGAGACAGAAGGGGTGAAGGCCTCGCTCGATCTCGTGGGGAGTGCCCCTGCTTCCCAGCCCCCCGCCGCCGAGCTCCTCCAGATCAGCCAGTCCCTGGCCGCCCTAGCCGCCCGCCTCTACGCCGGCGCCGACCTGTCCACCCTGTCTGCCCAGCTCGATTCCCTGATCGCCCGCGCGACAGCGGTCCACAGCCGGGCGGTTACGAGGAAGGGGAAGAAATGAGTCGGACCCAGTGTCCCCACGGGCCATGCGAGCCAACTCGCCCAGGGCCTCTTTCGCCAAGGCTCGATGATCCTCCCATGGGATGTAGGCATCCATCACTCCACTCAGCCAGTGCGTTATCCTGGCAACCTTGTGTTCATCACTTTCCATGTCCATAATACGTACTCCAGATAAGGTGCATCTCCTGGGAGGTCAGACGGATTTCTCTTCTGCCTTTCCAATCGTGAAATCGCTAATGGTTTCTGTAAAGGTTCAGAAGGGAGGAGTCCTTGACCAAAACCCCAAGGAGCTTGTTTTCTCCATGCAGAATCCTCCTGGAGAGATGATCCATTGCACAAACCCCAAGTGTAGTGGAGGGGGGCTGAGCATAGCAGAATATTTACGGGAGATGGTGGCTAGGAAGGAGACTAAGCGAGAAACCTTCGCCGTGTGCAAAGGCCGCGAACGCATGAGCCGATCCACGCACCGTCCCTGCCTAGCCCACTTCAATGCGGTGATTGAACTCGCCTACGAAGAGTAGCGAACCTTCTCCATGCGTAAGCGCTGAGAGGGTAGGGGGTATCGATCGATCACCCCCTCTGGCTATTCGCAGCCAGTGCAGGAGGCGTAAGCCGGAGCGAGAGTGGCTTGCTTCACATTATCCTCCTGAAATTGATCACCCACACCCATGGGTTCTCATACCACGATCCTCGGCCATTGATCGAATCCCAGAGCTGGTGGTATCTGTATCGCGCTGGTAGATCTGCCATAAACCGATCACCTAGTTGATCTGGTAATCCCTCCGCTAATGCATCCTCCTGGCTGATGTCTTGCAGCCGCTCCGCTCGTATCGATTTGAGATCCAGCACGATTCGGCTAGCCCAGCGAGGGGCCAGTATAGATGGCCTCCAGGTGTGATCGTCGGCCACCCAAGCGTCGCAATCATCAGGGAGATCGCTTCGATAGACCTCGGCTCCATCCGCCCGGTAAGTTATCCGAGGGCCGGCCATAGTCCCGTTTACCTTGACCGTCTCGCGGACATAGAGCTGATCGCCAGCTACACCAAACGGGCATCTACGCACTTCGTCTAATCCGTGGCAGTCCGACCATATCCCGCTGGATCCGGACACCATGCATTTTAGGTACCGATCGATCGCTGGCATCTCAGCGAACTCCGTCACATCTGATGGCAGCGTGGGCGATATTATGCGACGCGTCTGAGTCTTTCTTCCCTCAAGCATAGCACGGACCATTTCGCCGCTGAAAAGGATGGGGCGTGTCTTCATTGCATCCCCTTGTAACGCTTACTCGTTTGTAATATGTCACGCAGCCTGGCGGCGCACCTGGCGTAGATTTCGCCGCGCGTTCTGTGCGTCCTGGCATCGTGCAGGGAGGATGCCTTTTCAGCGTCCTGGAATGCCGCTCGCGCGTTGATCTCCCAATCGCTTGCCAGGAGATCGATCACACCGTGTGCCCGTGTATCGTTCATGGTGCGAGAAAACGCGCGGCCGCCTGGAGATTCGACGCACCAAACCGCGAGCGATTCCGAATTTGTCCGCCGGCGATTTTTGAAGCCTTGAATGACCCCTTTCTAATTTCGCAGGTGACCCATTTCTCCGATTTTATGATTTCCGGCGCGGCTGATTTTCTAAGTCCCTCTCCATCAAGGCCTGATTCACATATGCCCGGATCTTCTCACCTATTCCCACAATTTAGCTGGGTCGCACGCACAGCGCTGCGCTCCGAG